ATCGTCGTTGATGTCAGACCAGTAAAGCCGATTCGGATACGTCGAGGTTTTCCCTGCAACCACAAAGTCTCGGACGGTCGTCACAAACTGTGCAGTCGGAGCAGCAGCAGCAAGATCGGCAAAGTTGGAGGATGAACCAACCGTCCAGGCTTGCAACTTGTCCTGCCCGTTAGCAGCGATAACTTTCTGCCCGAACTGGGTAGAAGTCCACAAAGTTGATGCCGTATAGGAGGATGCAGTCCTAGAGACGTTGACAAGGTTCAGCAGCGCAACAGCAGTGCCACCAGAAGTATAAGTTCCGTATCCAGTGGAATTGACCCCAATGCTGAAAGTTGTAGAAGTTAAAACTGTTACCGTATAGGAATTGCCATTCAACTGCGTCATTCCAACTACACCGAAGATCGTTACCGTTTCTCCGTTAGTCAACCCATGATTGCCAGATGAGGTAATTACGCAAGGATTGGCTTTTGTCGCTCCAGTGATTGTTACAACTTTTGTCGGAGCATTCCAAAGATAATTAGAACTAGCAGCAAAGAGAGTAGTGTCTGTAATCCACCGGCCAACAAAACAAGTCAGCAGGTTTTCGCTGGCAGAATTAGAGTAGTCCGAAACAGATGGCATCGGCCCGTAACCTACAAGCGTAGGCAGGACGTTCTTCGCCTCAACCAGACTGTCGGCAATACCCGGACGGTCTGGCGTCCACTGACCGAAATTTACTCTCATGCCCAGGGTAGCGCCGGAGCCACAATCGGAGGATTCTTCTGGTTCTCAATCTGCTGAGCCACCGCAGCTTCAGTGGCGTCCTTGTCAACCCCATTCGCCCAGATCCAGCCGAGCACTTGCTCTTGGGTCAGGCTGGCGTAGGGGGTAAAGGACTCAGGATCAGGCGAAGGCAGCGAGCAGGTCGCATAGACGGATGCTGAGTAGCCGTCTACGGTATCCGAGCACTGCCAGTGGGCGACGATGCAAACGTCAGACAGATCGCCTTCTGAGACTTTGCAGTCAAGACGGGAGATGTTCCAGTTCATTATTTGGCTCCTAATTGATTTAATTTTCTTTTAATCTACACAACTTTCACAATAATGCGTGCGCGGCCATCTGATTCAATTGCAATGACTTTACCGAGCGCAATTTGATATTGTTCAAACGTCGGGCTATTGACAGCAATCCCCTTGATTGCCCCGTTGTCATTTACCGGGACAATGTATTGACCGGCAGTCGCTCCAATTACATTAACTGGAACTTGACCAGCAAACGCAATACGATCCACCATTTGGCGAGCCAATTCCATTCTTTCCTTAAATGCAGGAAGTTCAGCTTCATCCGACGGAACCGCTTCTACAAACCAAGTGTCACCACCAACATAAGCTGGGTCAGTTGACTTGACAACAAACGATATGGCTTTAGCAAACACATTGGTCAGCTTTCCATTTTCATCAATACCGCATATGTCACCTTTGGCAATTTTAAAATTGCCAGCTTTTGTCATGTATTCAGCATAGTCAGCGCCAGACGCATTGAGTGATCCAGCAGCATTAATTGACCGTGTAGTCCCGCTGTCCTTGTTAACTCTTATCATTGCCGCAGCAGCATTCGATCCGGTAGCAACTCCATTTACAGTGCCACTTCCTTCGGTCCAATAAGCAGCGTCAGTTGAACTTGCAGTAGTCCAAACTTGATGACTAATTGAGTTAGCTGTTGCTCCAGTAACCTTGAAAACCGCGCCAGCAGTTGCACTCGTCGTCCCAACCAACAAATCCCCACCGCTGGTGATACGGGCGCGTTCCGGCGGTGCGCCAGACGTAGTTCCATGTGTATAAAAAACGAGCGCCGCATTTGAAGTTGTGCCGTCCGTTGTCCAATCTGTCGTGGCAACACAAGAAATCTGCGCCCCAAGATTGTTGTTGCCTGCGGTTACACTGTTGTCAACGCCATAAAAATAAATGTTACCGAGTACATCGCCGTTAAGAATCTCCGGAGTTCCGGATTTGAACAACCCCAACGCAAAGTTTGCACTCCCGCTTGTGGCGCCTTCTACAACGCTTTTGAATGTAGAAAGATATGCAGAAGTTGTGCCTACCAACAACCTCCCACTAGCATCCAGCGTCATTGCTTGGGTGAAGGAGATGGCGTTGCCTGCGGTGCCGGAGGCTGCTACAGACCAAGCGTGAGCGCCTGCGTTTTGCAAATACAGCGAAGCTGCCGCGCTGCTGATATATGTATCAGTGCCGCCACTGTTGTTAAACACGTTTGCGCCAACAGCCGCATAACTTGCTGCGCTTGGAGCCGAAAACAAGGATGCGTTGCCCGTCTGAATTGCTTTGCGGTTGCTATTCCACGCACTAGGCGTCACCCCCAGACCGAGGTTGCCGGAGGTGTCGAGACGAACTCGTTCAACCCCGCCCGTACTTGCCGCAATCGTATCTGCTGCCGGAAACCAAAATCCTGTGTTGACATCACCAGTCGCTACAAGTGAAGGCAACAGTGCGGTTCCTGCCGCGAGCGAAGCAACAGCCGAGAACGCAATATCCCTCGGCACAACGTAGGTGTCGCCCGTCTGTGCAGCTTGGATCTGGGGGATTGCTGTATTGAGCAACAAAATTTCGTATGCGGGGGGCATCTTATGCTCCTAAATGTTTCCAGACTTTACGGTTTTTGACCATGCTGATCAAGCCTGGAGAAACACCGTACTGTTTAGCAAGGGCATAGCAAGAATGATCGTCTTGCCGGATTGATTTTACTTGTTCTTCAGTCAATTTTGCTCGAGCCGCATTTTCTCCAACCGCATAGCTGTTTGGTTTTCTAGTGGCGCGATCAATTGCATTTTCTTTATAAGTGCCTGCATACAAATGATGCGGATTAACGCATCGAGCATTGTCGCAATGATGAAGCACGAGCAGATCGTTTGGAATTTCACCTACCAGAAATTCGTATGACAGCCTATGTGCAGCATAACTTTTACAATTGCTGTTGATTCGACCGTACGGCAAACCTGTTGTCATAGCATTGCCAGTCCACAACCAACACTTGTCCGGTTCATCAACTTCCACTGACTCAGCAAATTGCACAAACAATGACTTTTTTGCTGGCAGATCAAATGAACCATGTCGACGCAACCGAGTATGATGCGCCCAACACAACCCAGCATTTTTTGCCAGTTTGTCGCAATCAGGCGCTCTACATGCGGCCACGGCTTAACTCCTAAATCGGGTAATACTCGGTTCCGTCGCTTGTCTTGACGGAACTGGCAACAGTGTAATCAACACCAGAACTGTCTCTGGCAGGTAGTCCGATAGTGTACTGGGTGCCTGTCGAATCCAGTACGATAAACGGAGCACCAGGGACAGGCACATAACCACCGAGTGATCGGAGGTTAGGCAGCTTCAGGTTAAGACCGAGCAACATTACAGCAGTCCAACAATGTTGCTGGCAGTCGTGTTGGTTGACCAGACCCGTCGAGCCATCACCGGCAGGATGACTCCAGCAGGGACGTTGTAGAAGATCACGCTTCCACCGCCGGTATCGTTGATCCGCACGTTACCCGACCCGCCAATGTAGAGCGCACGAACGGGCGCAACCAGATCAGAGTCGGCAGGAGTGATAGCAATGCAGTTGACTGCACAACTATCGGGTGTCGTTGAGAATGGTGCAGCCATGTTAGACCTCTACCCACGAACTGGATGATGTTGAAGAATCTTGCCACAAGTTAGTGACCGGAACAAACGTCGTGCCGTTACTGTCTTTGACTTCTCGCGGCACTACAAACTGAACAGCAGAACTCGATAAAACAATAAGCGAAGCCTGATATTGCACCCCGTTACTATCCCTGACCAGAAAACTAGATTCTGTTGGGTCAATACGAGTCCAAACATTACTATCGCCTCGTACCTCTTGCCAGATCCCACCGCTCGTCGGCAGCGAACTGAACGGGACTGCAGAGAGCGCCGCAATCCCGAACATCAGAAGCCTACTTCAGTGGTTTCCATCTTGCACACCCACCTAATAGTAGTCGAAGCCTGACCCGTTACCGTTACAGCAAGACCACCATTCGTAGTATCGGCAGCAAGCGATACCGCCCAGGTAGACGCACCAGCATCCCCATACGGACTGCTCACCGTTGAGCCTGTCAGTGTCGTAGCCGCAGCATTTGCACCACGCTTGATCTGCCCATCAAATGTCCAGGATTTCGTATTGCCGCCTGCCGTAACATTGGCAATCACAGTACCTTTGAAATAAATTGCACTGTTGTTCTGCAAGATCAACTGATTGGTCGCATCAGCAGAACTTGTATTGCTACGCAACTTTGTCGCAGTGGCATTCGTCGTCTGCACTCCTAGTACGAGACGAGCGGCTTGCTGCACACCTGCTTTTGCTTCAATCGGGGTGTTGCTAGCAGGAGTGACTAGATAGCCAATGATCCCTCGAGTAGTGCCGTAAACACCACCGATCACCGCAGACACATTCCCTGACGCTACGT